ATGAAAAGCCTGAGCCAGTACCTGCGCCAACCCCATGCCGACAACTGCGACTGCTCTGTCTGCTGGCTAAACCGCAACTGGATACCGCCCAAGGCGCCTACCTACCCATACACACAATGCACCGACTGCCGCCCCGCGCGATGGTCCTTGGTCAATGGTCGCAACCATGTTACGCAGGCCTATACCTGCGAGAGACACAAGCCCGGCAACCGTCCGCCGCAGTACTGGCACGTTGTGAGCGACACCGGCAAACCAACGCCCTTCGTGCCCCTGCGCGAACCGTTCGAACTGGTGGGGTGACTGCATGATTACTGAATGGATCAACACGCTAGAGGCCGTTCTAGAGGGCCTGCTGATCCTGCTGCTGCAGGTCATGTACCTCTTCGTTCTTGCCGCCTGCGCCGTGGGCATAGTGGCTGTGCTTTGCCTGCCGCTGATCATCCCCTACTGCAAGTATCTGGATCGCAAAGAGGCTCAAGCCAAACAGCGCCCCCCTGGCGATCCGCGCCTAGCCAATACCCAGGCGGAAACACGCGGCTTCTTAAAAGGCCTGACCGCCGCGCTCGTTGCTATGTCGGTCAAGGGCCGCGCCCCCGGCTTGTCCGAACATGCTCCACCGTTCGGCCAAACGGAGGCACGGGCAGAGCGAACCCTTGAACGCCCACCGCCCTAAATAGCCTCCGCTCGTGAGTGTGGGGCAGCTCCACCGCCCCGCGCTCCCGAGCCCTCGGCGGCAAGAGTGGGATGACAAGGGCAAAGCCCTTGGTGTTATCCAGATTAATGATCAAAAGTTAATTATCGCCAAAGTTAAAAGTTTCATTGCATCACTATTCGGCTCAATAAATTTTAACCGATGATATTTATGCAAGAGTGATTTTTTAGCTTTTCAGTAGCGTATAACTAGGCACACAGAAACCCGTTGCAAGCCGCGCAACCCCTGGCATTGGCGAACTTAACAAGTTCCTTTGCCTGGGCTAACTCGGCCTGCAAAAAGGCAAAACCGCGCAATAACGCGTAACTAAGCGAGGAAACACAAATGGCACGTTCGACTATGGAAGTTGCATTTCTCGGCACTCAGAAACTGGCGTTCAACCAAAACGGCACCGACGTAAAAATCGTCAAGGTGTTTTACGGCGATGAGCCAGACGGCATCACCGAAAACGGCCTGTCCATTGTGAGCATGGATGTGCCTGCCGACGTTGCAGATGAGGTTTTCGCCTCTGGCGCCCAATTTGCCCCGCTCGAAACGGTCCGCATCACCTTCGAAGTGGCGCGTGCTGGCAAGCAGAAAGGTAACAACCTGGCTGTGCACATCGAGGCGGTGAACCCGAAAGGCCAGGCCGCCAAGCCTGCTGCCCCGCAAGGCGCCCAACAACAAGCCAAGCCGACCGGCACCCAGCCGGACGCGGCCAAGGCCTGACGGGAGGGCGCCGCCATGCTGATCGTTGATCGCGTGCTGTGTGACTGCTGCGGGCAGCCCATGGGCCAGCTCTACAACCAGTCCGCCCCCCAGCCCGACCTGCTGCCCGATCTGAACAAGGCGCCCGACCTCGTGATCTGCCCCGACTGCATCGCCATGGCTGAGGTCATCCGCGACCCCAGCTTGGCGGAGTAAGGGGGCGCCATGAATTTCATTGTGTGCGACGGCGTATGGGAGAGCGCAGGCCAGACCCCGGTTTGTGTCGGCACCCTCTCTACCGTCGCGCTCAGTGAGATAAGCCCGACCGGGCTAACCGCTGAAGACCATGCACAGATCCGCGAACACGCCCTGGTGCTGTTCGCCATCGTCTTCGGCGCTCTCGTGCTGAAAAAGGCACTCAACCTGTAGGAGACACACCCATGCAAAACCTGAAAGTCCTGCGCCGCTCGCTCGGTGCTACCGCCGCTGTTGGCCTGCTGGCCGTACAGCAAGCCCACGCCGCCCTCCCGACTGGCGTGACCACTGCCCTCACTGATGCGCAGGTCGATGGCGTCGAGGTCGCTGGCATCGTCCTGGGCGTGATCATCGCGATCGCCGCCTTCAAGTTCATCCGCCGCGCGCTGTAAGGCCGGCTGCAACCAACCAGCCCGGTAACTCGTTATCGGGCTTTTTCACATAAGGGCTTTTCCATGGACGCCAACATGCTGACCACGATCATCATCGTCATGGCGTTCTGGGCGTTGTTCTTTGGGCGGGTTTGATATGAATCTCTCTAAGCTCAAGTCGTCCCTAGTTATCTTGTTGCTCTCTTTACCTTTTGTTCAGAGTGTTAGCGCTGAGTCTTATTATTGGACCTATATCGGTAGCCCTGCTAGATATTCGTCTGCATCTGCTGCGTGTGACGGTGCTTGGGCTGCTATGTTTGAAAATAATCCAGCTCACCCTGCAAAGGATCCCCGCAGAATCGCGTTTAACAGCTCAACTTCGTTTATTTGTTTGGCTACTCATTCTTCTTATGATGGCATTAACTATCGTTACGGAACTGTTTACCGTTCGGGCTCATCTTGTGAGGATCCTGAATCTACATATAACTCTCAAACCGGCCAATGCGATCCGCCGCCGGCTAATTGCGAACCCAAGGCAGGCCAGAACACCACTTGGACAATGCAGCGCCCTGACCTCAATGGTCTTGGCCCTATCGAATATGGCTGTGAAGCCGGCTGTCGTATCACCCTCGGCACGTCTAGCTGCCAACCTGCTTTTGAAGGTGCGACAACGGGCGTTTGCTTCGGGGTAGGCACCTTCACCGGCGCTGAATGCCAGCCCGGCGACAACCCTACTGGCGGCGCTCCGCCAACTGATCCCACCGATCCTACGGACCCGACTGATCCCACCGACCCGACTGATCCGCCAGATTGCGGTGACGACCATGTCTGGTCGGGCACTACCTGCGTTCCTAAGCCGCCTGAGGACTGCGACCCCAGCACCGGCGAAGTCTGCCCACCGTCCGATGATGATGACGGAAAGGATGACGACAAGGACTGCAAGGAGGGCGAGGAATGTGGCGATGATGACGGGGATGGCAACGATGGCGATGACGGGGACTGCGACCCGCTGACCGATCCAGACCAGTGCAAAAAACCGGATGACGAGGACAAATGCGATCCCAAGGTCGATCCGTTCGAGTGTAAGGACACTGCCGTTATCGGCGAAGGCTGTGACGTCGAACTCAAGTGCAAGGGTGACGTGATCCAGTGCGCCATTCTCCGCGCCAACAAAGCCCAGCTCTGCCAGTGGCACTACGACGACCAGGTCAAGCGCGACATTGAGCGCGAGCTGGCCGGTCAGGACTACCAGCTCGAAGAGAAATCCATCGCCGTCAGCGGCCTATTCACCGAAGCCGTGAACAAAGGCCGTTGGCTGCCTCAATCCTGCCCGTCACCACAAAGCTTTTCCGTCATGGGCCGCAGCTACTCGTTTAGCTGGGAACCCGCCTGCCGTTTCGCCCAAGCCATCGGCCCGCTGATTGTCGCCCTGGCTTCGATCTTCTTTGCAGTCTCCATCGGACGCGGAATCAAGGGGTCTTGATATGCCACTACTACCACTGCTTGCCACCTTCCTCGGCTCCATCGTCTCCGGGCTGGTCTTCCGGGCGTTGGCTTCCCTGGGCTTTGCCTACGTCGCCTATGTCGGTATCGGCCAACTGATCGACAGCGTAGACGGCTACATCAAGGGCCTGTTCGGCGCCATCCCGCCACCGGTCGCGGCCATCCTTGGCATGGCCAAGGTCGATGTAGCCATCAACATCATCATTGCCGCCGTCATCGCTCGCCTGATGCTGGCCGGGATGGATCGGATTACCGGCACCATCACCGGCCTTGCCCTGCTCAATAAGGCGGGTGGCTGATGTTCGTCCTGCGCACGGGTCTGCAGGGCAACGGCAAGACCTTGAACACCATCAAGGAAGTAGACGCCAAAGCCGCGAAAGAAGGCCGCCCGGTCTACTACCACAACATTCGTGGCTTCGATCCCAATGCCGAAGTCCTCGAGGCCGTTTGGCAAGAATTCGACGAGCCGCAGAAATGGCACGAGCTGCCACAGAACGCCATGATCGTCATCGACGAAGCGCAGACCTTCTTCCGCGTTCGCCCCGCCGGCTCTGCCGTCCCCGCCTACGCCAGCGCCCTGGAAACCATGCGCCATCGCGGCCATGAGCTGCACTGCATCACCCAAAACCCCGGCCTGATCGACACCCACTTCCGCAAGCTCTGCAACTCCCATATTCACTACGTGCGAGGCCACAAGGGCAAGGTCATCAAGCGCTGGGAGTTCGAGCGCGTGAACATGGACGTCGAGAAGAAGAACGACTTCAGCGACGGCCAGGCCACTCGCGTCCTACTCGATAAGAAGTACTTCGGCGTGTACCAGTCCGTCGCCGAAGGCTCTGAACATCACATGAAGTTCAAGCCGCCTCGGGCGCTGTTCGTCTTTATCGCCTGCATCATCGGTATCGGCTACTTCGGCTACGGCATCTATGAAAGGCGCATCGCCCCGCCCAAGCCCCAGACCGAAGCCGTCGAACAGGCGCGCGCCACGTCACCGACCGGCGAACCCGTGGCGCAACAGCCAGCACCGAACAATGCCGCGCCTCTATCGCCTGAAGAGTACATAGCGCTGCGAGTGCCACGCCTGCCCGATGTACCCAGCTCGGCGCCGATCTATGACGAAATCACCCGGCCGGTGACCTATCCGCGCCTGTCCTGCATGTACTCGACCGACCCTGAAATGGTGGCCAGGAATCACAAGCGCCTCGTCCTGGGCTACCGCGACGGCAAAGTGTATGGCTGCCGCTGCAACACCCAGCAAGGCACTAGAGCGGTGGTGTCCTTCGAAGCCTGCATGGCCTACGTCGAAGAAGGCGCGTTCGATCCTGCAAAGCCTGATCGCCTGCCCGATCCGAACGGCCAGATTGCTCAGACACAGCCAGAGCAACAGCCTCCCCAAAACCAGACCCCGCGCCCTGCCCCTTCTGCCAGCGCTAACGCACCGGTAGGCGCTGCATGGCCGTCGCTGAGCGGCTATCAGGGTGCCCTGTGAGCGAACACCAACGGAACGCCATGCGCGGCGGTGTAGTTGCGTGCGAGGCACGAGCGCGCGTGTGCGCCGCCGCGCGGGCGCTGACGTCCCTGTAGCACGTCAGATAAACCAAGGTTAAACGTGTCGATTCGGCACTATTTGGAGCATTAGAAAATGGCAGTTAAAGACCAACTCCGTGTTGATCGTGAGTTCAATAAAACCCCAACCGGTAGGCTGTTTTTCGACAGCATGACCGCTCGGATAACTGACCTTTCCAACGTCCGAATCCTGGCCTGCAGCGTCGATACCGTCCGCCAGCTCTATCGCGGCTTGATCCGCCCGGAAATCATGAGCCTGTTCGAGAAGCCGGGGACCATCGTCGATTTCGCTGGCCAGCGTTGGCACTCGGGTCGCGTCAGCAAGGACTCTGGCTATCAGTACAAGCTGCAGAATGCTGACCTGGGGATCATCCTGCTAGTGAAGAACTTCAACGCCAAAATCGAGAACATCGGCCCCCACCTGAAAATCGAGGTGTCTCCGCATGCCATCGACCAGTTCTGCCCCGAGCGCCTGCAGGAACGCCTGGATTACTACGCCAGCCACGTACTGACCAACGTCGAACGCAACCAATGCGCGGTCCACCTCGCGCTAGACCTGCAGGGCTGGCAACCGCCCGCCGATCTGGTCGCCCGCATGCACTGCCGCGCACGCTCTGCCCGCGATATCTCCGGCATCAAGGAAATCCAGTGGACGCTGGAGTCTGCCACCTACGGCAAAGGCCAGTCCTACCTGTTCGGCTCTGCGGGTGGCGTCCAGCTCGGGATTTACAACAAGACCGAACAGGCCAGAGCCATCGACAAGCTCGACTACTGGGAGGGCGTCTGGAGGCGTCGCGACAGCTTCGACGAAGCCGACCCCGATAACTACAACCCGGAACAGGACGTGTGGCGTGTAGAGCTGCGTTACCACCACTCGGTGATCCAGCAATTCGCCTCGGGCTCGTTCGACCTGCACAGCGGCGAAACCATCGAAACCAACAGCTATGCCGCCTTTGCTCCGCACCTAGATGGCCTGTGGCGCTATGGCCTTCGCCAGTTCAAGCTGCTGGCTCGCCCTGGCTACTTTGAGCCCATCTGGACGCTGATCCGTGACGATGTGCGCGTGGATCTGCCGGTTGATTCCCTGGTGGATGACACCGAGTACAAGCGCCAATACAAGACATCGCGGGGCTTCTCGGGCAAGAACGTCGAGCTATTCCTGGGAAACTTCGTCAGCCTGCTGGCACGGGAGCGAGTGGGCGCTAGAAAGGCTTTCTATCGGCTCAAGGATTGGGAGTGCTGGCCGGTGATCCGCGACCACTATGCCGCCAAAGGCATGGATGAAGACGGGCTGTATAAGCACATCAAAGGCATCCTTGAAGAACGGCATGTGCGTTGGGGGCGTGCTGTCTGATGTTTGTTTGCCAAATACACAAACAAGACAAACACGCTGACGTTCACGCGCTTGGCCAGGGCCAACACCATGGCAATTGAGCAACTGAGTGATGGTCGCTGGAAGGTCGACGTTGAACCCATCAAGGGCCGGCGCTTTCGCAAGACCTTCAAGACCAAGGGTGAAGCCCAGCGCTTTGAAGCGACCTGCAGGGCCAATTGCATCGACTCGCCAGCCTGGACGCCCAAGCCGAAAGACCGTCGCCGCCTATCTGAACTCTGCACCCGGTATCACGAACTGCACGGCCATGCTTTGGCTGATGGTGCCGCGATCCTCCGCACCCTGCAGAACCTGGCTAAAGACCTGGGCGACCCCATCGCGGTCAAGCTCACCGGCAATGCCTTCTGCGAAACACGCAGCGAGCTGCTCAAGGCAGGCATTCAAGGCAAGACCATGAACAACCGGCTCGGCTACCTGAAAGCCCTGTTCAACGAGCTGCACCGCCTGGGCGATATCGACTACCCGAACCCGCTGGCCAACGTCCGCCCGCTACGCCTGCAGGAACGCCCTATTTCCTTCCTCTCGACCTGCCAGATAGCCGAACTGCTCGAGGCCCTGGATGACCGCACGACCAGCCCAGGAATCGGCCTGATCGCTCGCGTCTGTCTGAGCACAGGGGCCAGGTGGGGAGAAGCTCAGGCGCTGACACCTGAGCGGGTACGAAACGGCATGGTGACCTTTGCCAATACCAAGTCGAAGCGAACCCGGTCGATTCCTATCGATAGCGCACTGGAAAAGGCACTGCAGATCTACTTCAAGCGTCACGGCCTGTTCACCAACTGCATGCTGACCTTTAGCCGTGTACTGGAGAAGACCTCGATCAAGCTCCCGGCCGGCCAGGCCACGCACGTGCTACGGCACACCTTCGCCAGCCACTTCGTCATGCGAGGTGGAAACATCCTCACGCTACAGAAGATCCTGGGCCATACCTCACTGGCAATGACCATGCGCTATGCGCACCTTTCGCCCGATCACCTGCAGGACGCATTGCGACTTAACCCACTAACCGACGAGGGGCATTAACATGTCGTACGTTTTGGCGTACGCTTGCGGCATGACTCAGGAGAACTGCTCCATGCGCACCCTTACAGCAAGCGAAGCACGCACCAACCTCTATCGGCTGATGGATCAATCCGCCGAATCTCACCAGCCCATTCTGATCTCTGGCAAGCGGACAAATGCTGTCCTGCTCTCGGCTGAGGATTGGGACGCCATTCAGGAAACCCTGTACCTACTCTCTATTCCTGGCATGCGCGAATCCATCAAGGAAGGCATGGCAGAACCTGTAGACGAATGCGCTAAGGAACTGGACTGGTGACTTGGCAGCTCGTTTACACGAAACAGGCACAGAAAGACGCACAGAAGCTCGCTTCGGCGGGCTTGAAAGACAAGGCAAAGGCACTGCTGGAAGTCGTGCGAGAAAACCCGTTCCAGAACCCTCCGCCCTACGAAAAGCTTGTCGGGGATCTAGCCGGCGCTTACTCCAGACGTATCAATATTCAGCATCGCCTGGTCTATCAGGTGCTGCAGGATGAACAGACCGTCAAAGTGCTCCGCCTCTGGTCGCACTACGAGTAA